GCGCAACAATTTGGCCGGGTGGGCGTCTCCTCACTCCCCTTGCACCCTTTACGCTTTCGAGCGACCGGCCCCTTTCTTCTTATTCCAAAAAATTATTTCGGTTCTCTCTCGTGACCCTTTATCTTTAGGGGTCCAAGCCATCGCGTTTGAGAGGACGAAATGCAGTTAAGACCACATCAAGAGAAAGCCGTCGAGATGCTCCGGGACTCTCTGAGGAGAGGAAAGACCCGCCCCATCCTTGCGGCTCCCTGTTCTTTTGGAAAGACGATCACCGCGGCATATCTGCTGTCTGAGGCGGCTAAGAAGGGCAAGCGCGGCATCTTCATCTGTGATCGGATAAAGCTGGTCCAGCAGGCCCTGAATGCTTTTGACGCGGAAGGGCTAGACGTTGGCGTGATGCAGGGGAGCCATGAGAGAACGAACTACCGTGCCCCCATCCAGATCGCCTCGATCCAGACCATAGCGAGGAGGAAGCATCTCCCCGAGTTCGACTTTGCCATCGTCGATGAGGCCCATGTGCACTATAAAGCGACCCAATACGCGATGGAGCGGTATACCGCGGTCCCGTTCATCGGCCTCACGGCCACCCCATATTCCAAAGGTCTGGGCCTGGCCTACAACGATCTCGTGTGCCCGATCACGCCTACAGAGCTTTTGGAAGGAAAATTCCTTACCCCTGTGACGTACTACGGTGGGGCGTCGGTTGATGTATCTAATATCAAGGGGCGGGCTCTAAAGACCGGCGGCTCGGACTATGACCCCATCGCCTTAGGGAAGGCTACGGAGGACGACCAGACCCTTGTGGGGGACATCATTGCCAACTGGCTTAAGCACGCCAACGGGCGGCAGACCATTGCCTTTTCGCCCTCGATCAAGCACTCCAGGGACATGGTGGACCAGTTCAACGCCGCGGGCATCCCTGCGGTTCACATCGACGGCTACATGGACGACGAGGAGCGCCAGGTTATCTACCGCGCCCACGATGAAGGGGAGTTCCTGATCCTGTCCTGTTCCCGTCTTCTGAATGTCGGTTATGACGCGCCGAAAGTCTCCTGCCTCATTGACTGCTTCCCGACGAAATCCATCATCGCCTACGTCCAAAGGGCGGGAAGGATCATGCGGACGGCTGAAGGCAAGGAGGACGCGATCTACCTAGACCACGCTGGCAACGTGGCACGGCACGGGTTCGCCGAAGACATCGAGCCGGAGGAACTAGACAGGAAGGAGAAGGGCTTCGCTGAGAAGAACCAGGTCAAGGAGAAGAAGGAGAAGAAGGCGCATGACTGCCCCCAGTGCTACCGCAAGTTTGTGGGTATGCGATGCGCCTGCGGCTACACCCATCCGATCAAGGATCGCTTAGAGACCGATGGCTCCGAGCTTAAACGCCTTGAGCGTAAGAAGCGGGTGCAGCTATCGCGTGGGGACTGGTACGGACAACTGGCCCTCTATGCCCACTACCAGGGCTACAAGAGGGGTTGGGCGGCGCACCAGTATCGGAACAAGTTCGGGGCCTGGCCGGAGCGGATCACCCCGACAACATGCAAAGACATCTCCCCGGAGGTCATGGGGTTTATTAAACATCAGCAGATTAGGAGGGCAAATGCTCGCCGATGAATTGAAGTGGATGCTCAGCAAGGGCTGGACTGCGCAGTATCGGCAACCGTCAAAGGATAGCAGGCCGAGCATGACGCTTTATGAGTCGCCGATTGCGAGGAGTAGGACGCACACACCTAGAAACGACACAGGCATGGACCTATGGGGAGGATCACGAAATGCCGAACTCGGCGCGTGGAACGGTGAAGCGTAGGGCGTTAGAGCAATGGGAGGAGGAGATGCTGACGGAGCGTCAGGCCGCGGCCCTCTTACGAGTGTTCGCACAGATCAACGAATGGGAGCACCTGAGGGGCGTGGAGAAGACCGCGTTCCGCCAAGGTGTGAAGAAGATCGCCAAGGCATGGGGGAATAGAAAAGATGGTTGAGGAGCTACTGGACAAGCTGGAGAAGGTGAGATCCACGGGGAAGGACAAGTGGAAGGCGTGCTGCCCTGTCCACGGTGACCGGAACCCGTCAATGGACATCGAGGACAAGGACGGGAAGGTCCGAAGAGGTCGAGCTTGATCGGCTTGTGGTACGAATGGCCGAAGAAGACAAGAAAAAAGGTAAGCCATTGAGTTATAATGACTTTAACAGGTTGCGAGTAGCTAAAAATCGCATCGAGGCATATGAAGAGCTGCTGTTAGAACAAAACAGTCTAAACAAAGTCTGTACACCGTAAACGTGTTGAGCGATTATTCGGGTGTGGCAAGGGGCCACGGACGAGGAGACACAAGATGCCAGAAGCAATGATGACCTACGATGAGTTTGTGACGCACAACAATCACATCGACCACCTCGCCACCCTGTGGCTGAAGGACCGCATCAAGTACCGCGAGGTTGACGAGCTGTGGTGCGCAATCGGTGACGGCTTCGCGGAGGTCCTGTGGGATGTCGGCGCCAGCCAGGAGCCTTTCAACGAGGCCCTGGAGCGTGAGCTGATCGCCCGGCACTGGCCGGACATCTTCGACTACGTTGATGCCATCGCCCAGAGGGACATTGAGAATGGGACATACACGCTATGAATCAGGCGATCTGGATTGTCACCATCCTCCTCGTGGGGATGGTCGTTGCCTGCGACGACAGCTACCAAAAGGCTGTGGACGACGCAGAGTTCTACAATGATATGGTCTGCCAGGGGCACTGGCCTGATTATGAGAATCGTCAGCCGGTGTGTGAATGAGCGCCTACTACAACGAAATCGACCCGTATGCGGTACAATGGTTGAAGAACCTGATCGCTGCGGGTCTTATCGCTGATGGCGAGGTTGATGACCGCAGTATCGAGGAGGTGTCCCCTGACGACCTCAAAGGCTTTACCCAGTGCCACTTCTTCGCTGGGATCGGTGGATGGTCTCTCGCAGCTCGATTTGCTGGATGGGCTGATGATGAACCACTCTGGACCGGCTCATGCCCCTGCCAGCCCTTCAGCGCGGCAGGAAAGCGCGGAGGCACAAACGACGAGCGCCACCTCTGGCCCGTCTTCTTTAGGCTCATCAAGGAGTGCCGCCCTTCAGCAGTTGCTGGAGAGCAAGTTGCAAGCCGCCTTGGCCGAGACTGGCTCGCCGGAGTACGCGCTGACCTGGAAACGGTGGGATATGCAGTCGGGGCCGTCGATCTGTGCGCTGCGAGCGTCGGTGCGCCGCACATCAGGCAGCGGTTATGGTGGGTGGCCGACACCGACAGCGGTCGAGCGGAACGCCAGCCCAGAAACAATGCGAAAGCGGCGCGATTTCAGGAAGCGCAATGCGAACCAGAACACGGTTCCGCTTTATCTGAACGAAGTGGCGCGGATCGCGGCGGGCGACGTGGAGATGGCGAAAGCAGCAGGCTGGCCGACTCCGGTAACGTCAGACCACACGGGCTCGAGGCGTTCGACGGCAGCCAAGGAACATTGGACCAGCAACCCAGGGACGACGTTGACGGACGCGGCCTGGTTCGCATCGGGGTGGCCGACCCCCAGGACAGTGGATGCGCACGGTCGGAGTCAGAACGATGGGAGAAGGGGGAAGAGCCTGATCGAGGCGGTAGCTGGGTGGGCAGATGGATCCCCTGCGCCGACGGAAAAGCGAGGCGCATTGAACCCAGCATTGAGCCGCTGGCTCATGGGATTTCCAACCGAATGGGACGACTACGCGCCTACGGGAATGCTATCGTCCCCCAAGTCGCAGCCGAAGTCTTAAAAGCCTGGAGGGGCAATGGTAGAGATTCACGCGATTGAGTGGGACGCCGAGCACGAAGCGGTAAGCCTGGTAATGAGTGGTGAGCCCACGGAGGCGGAATCTAGGCTGATCAATGAGCTCATGGTGGAATTTGCCGCGTTCCTGGGTAGGGAGATGGAGTCCGCTGGCGAGTATGTGAGGGAGTGGATTGATAAGAACGGGGGTATCCATTGAAGGTCAAGGCGCACGACTTCAATCATCTCCTAGGGAAGCAGGACGGCTACTCTCAGAAGCCCTTCAACGTCTTCATAGGCGGCAGCTACGAGAAGGGCTATCGAGAGGGCCAAGCCTTATACAAGAAACACGGTGGTGACAAAGCCAAGTAATTGATACACTTTAGGGGCTCCCCGGCGGTGGTTCCCGCCCGTTGCCCCGTCGGAGGAGCATCAATGCTAGTGTGGATCTTTGAGCGGCAACACTTCGAGGTCTGGGACAATGGGCGGCGTCCCCAGAAGCCGAAGGTGGTTGCAATGTCAGAGGTATCGAAATCGTGGGTAAGCGGATCGACTGGACGGAAGCCCAGAAAGAGCAGTTCCTAGAGCACATCGCCTGCGGGGACGACATGGTCACGGCCTGTTCCCGCATGGACATCACGGACCGCACGGTCTACCGGATGCTCAACCGAGACCCTGAGTTCCAGGCCCAGTACGCCAAGGCGCGTGAGCGGCAGCAAGAAGCCTATATGGACAAGATCATCCGTATGGCTGACGAGGCCACCAGCGACGACTGGCAGGTGGTCAAACTACGGATCTGGACCAGGCAATGGGTTGCCTCGAAGCTTGCCCCCAAGAAGTATGGCGAGCGCAAGGTGATCGCTGGCGACGAAGAAGCACCCCTCACGATTCAGAAGATCGAACGTGTCGTCGTTGGCGATTGACTCCACCCTCTTCATCGTCCAGGAGACGGTAATCAAGAGCGCCCACGGCTCTGGCATGATCATCTTCCAGGGGATGCAGAATCACACCAGCGACTCGATCAAGTCCCTGGAAGGTTATGACTGCGCTTGGGTTGAAGAGGCCCAGAGCCTCTCACAGCGCTCCCTAGACCTATTGCGTCCTACCATTCGGAAGGAAGGCTCCGAGCTGTGGTTCACCTGGAACCCGAGCCAGGACACGGACCCCGTCGATCAGCTCCTGAGGGGCGACAAGCCTCCCCCTGACGCGACGGTCATTGAGGTGAACTACAAGGACAACCCCTGGTTCCCTGACGTCCTGAAAGCGGAGATGGAGTACGACCGGGGCAGAGATTACGAGAAGTACGAACACGTCTGGCTCGGTAAGTATCTCCAGAACAGCTCGACCCGCGTCTTCAAAAACTGGACGGTGGAGGAGTTTGAGACGCCCTCAGATGCCACGCTGCGCTTTGGGGCGGACTGGGGCTTCGCCACAGATCCCACGGTGCTCATTCGGTGCTTCATCGAGGGACGCACTCTCTACGTCGATCACGAGGCCTACATGGTGGGCTGTGAGATCGTGAACACCCCCGAGCTGTTCTTCCAGATCCCCGAGGCAGAACGGTGGCCCATCGTGGCTGACAGCGCCAGACCGGAGACGATAAGCTACATGCGGTCGCATGGCTTCCCGAAGATCATGGGAGCTGTGAAGGGTCCGAAGAGCCTGGAAGAGGGGGTCGAGTGGCTCAAGAGCTACGACAT